CATTAAGAATAACATAGACAGTCCTTTAGATCTAGCAGACGATGTACACAAGGGTATAGCACTAGGTTTAAACGGTCTACAAGCAGGTCTAAGCCGCCTTGAGGTAGAAGCCAAGTATAAACTAACCCCATAAATATTGTCATGCTTATTGAAGAAGTTTTAACAGAATTTAAAAGAACACACTTAGAACACATTGAGGATCTTGTGGTCACCGATGGGTACGAGGGTGGTAAAGCAATCATAGAATATTACAAAGGATTGTTGTTTACTCTTAAAGGCACATCATCAGAAGCAATGGAAGTATCTGTCAAATGGGACGGAGCACCAGCAGTGGTCTGTGGCACACATCCTGAAACAGGAAAGTTCTTTGTAGGAACAAAGGCAGTGTTCAACAAGAAAGATGTTAAAATAAATTACACAAAACAAGATATTGCAAAGAATCATGGCACTGACACACTAGGACAAAAATTATTGAAATGTCTAGTGCATTTAAGCAAACTTAATATGCAAGGTGTGTACCAAGGTGACCTTCTTTTTACAGATGACGTATCTCGCAACAACATCGGAGGTAAACCTCATCTCACTTTCAGACCAAATGAAATCACTTATGCTGTTCCAGAAGACACAGGACTTGCCAAACAGATTGCCGCGGCAAAGGTAGGAATCATATTCCACACAACATACGTAGGAAACACACTGGCGGACATGACTGCAAAAGGTGGAGCAGATATCAGTGCATTCACAACGTCATCAGACGTATTTTTTGACAATGCTGTATACAAGGATGTATCTGGCACTGCCAACTTCACTGCAGAAGAGACAAAATCATTTATGGCCGGAATAGACAAAATGGAAAGCCTACTTGAAAATGTCCCTAGAGATCTAGCAACAAGCCTAGGCAACAGTGACTTCGTGGACTTCTTTAAATTGTATATCAACGCACAGGTCAAGGCAGGCATACTGCCCGGCAATGTAAACCAATTCTTGCAAGGCTTCCAAAAGTTTTACATGGAAAGAATGCAGGGACAGATAGCAGGACTTAAAACAGATAAAGCAATTGATATGAGAAAGAGCAAGATGTCTGATATGCAAAATATTCTAGCGAGAATGAAAAGACCATTACAAGCCATGCTTACTTTCTACAAAGCGGCACAGAAGATGAAATCTATTGTTTTGAAAAAAATGAATCAAGCAATGGCAATTGGATCATTCCAACAAACAGACAATGGCCTACAAGTGACAGATCCAGAGGGATTCGTTGCTGTTGATAGATCGGGTAATGCTGTTAAACTTGTAGATAGACTAGGATTTTCTAGAAGAAATTTAACTTCTGTCAGCAAATTCCAGAAATAGATTCAAAGTTTTATTGATTTCATTTCCTAAATTTTCTTTGTGAAAAAATTTATCATAATTGTGTTGCCTCAGTGCCTTACTCTGTAGGTAGAAGTCTTGCCACGGTGCATCACGTAACCTATCACACACATCAACAATAGTATCAATTCGCATATCGGGATCTTTGTCTAGGTCGTATGCTTCCTCGAAGTAGTTGTTGAAAGTCCTAAAACCCATTTCTCTCAATCTTTGCAGATACAAGTGATTGCCATGCACTATAAAAAGTTGTTGTGCTATGATTGGTTTCCATATTTTCTCTGTCATGAACACTTCGTGATTGTTGTCATTGGTTTCTGAAACGATACTACAAGCAGTGTCGTTGTATGGCTTTTCATATATGTCTTGATCCATGCCATATGGCGGATAGTCCTGTGCCCATGGCAGTTCATACTCCTCAGGCAGTTTTCTTTCTGGCCACTTGGTGTGCAAACTATTATCAAGGATGCCTTTATCAAATAACTTGTTGTACAATTTTTCTCTGTGAGATCTTGGTTGCTTGTTTAGATAAAGGAAGTTGTAAATTTTATTGGAATGATCAAAATTGAATTTGCTGTCTTTGTGTTTGTTGTACATATAGAACCAAAACCATGACACTCCACCCGACCATAGTATCTCATTTGCTTGTTTTGAAACGTGCTTTGGATACAATGGCATTTGGTCTATGTTTGCTTTGGATTCCCATGGTGTTGCAAGTATAAAAGTAAATCCCTGACTGTGTAATAAGCCTCTCCTACGTTCCAACTCCTGTCTGTATTCTGCGTTGTGTGACGGGTGTTGTTCTCCCGCCTTTGATCTATCTATGATGGCAAACTTTCTATCATACGAATCTAGGTCATAGTGTTGTAGCATATAATATTCAGAGGTACACTCAAACGTTTGATCCTTGAAAGTATGCATATTGATAAACTTTTCATACAGATCATTCTCGCCTGTTTTCATTAGATCGGTTAGAATAAAATTTCGTTGCATATGTTTCTATAAATACCTATATGTTAACACCATTTATACAGTATGTAGCAGAGGGTCGGGTCGTAAGAAGACAAAGCGACTTGGAGAGGTACACATTCAACGAGATCTGTGAGAGAATATATCTCAGTTTCCTTTCACTGTCCCTGCTAAAGAACTATTCACAGACAGTAGGATTTGCCAAGTCTTATGCGACTCAGACAGTGGCAAGTGGTAATTTTGATAGGGTCAGAACAACATCAAATGACTTGGCCAATATGTTGGCTGTTGTGTTGGGCAAGACTGACATACTCATGAAGTTGGCAAACAAACAACAGGCACAGGCACAGAGACAAAGACAAGTGGCACCAGAGATGGCAATAAGAAGATATCTCAGAACACTCAGTGATGACTACAAATTTTTAACTGAACTTGAAAGAGGATTGGGAGTGACCAACAGTGCCTATAGGAATTTACGCAGAGCACTGGGAGACTATCCTAATCTAGACACAAGATCTAAATCGGCAACAGTCACTAGATTGCTACAGGCACTAAGGGCAAAACTATCCGGGACGGACCTACAAAGGAAAGTACAGGAGTTCGCTGACAAACAGAAACTGGAATTAGACAATGTCATAGACGCTGAAAGAAAAGGTGTGCCAGGCAAAGACCTAACACCAGATGAACTGACTGCCTATAGGATATTAGTTGGCTCATCGAACGTGAGAAGAGCCAAGGTGGCAGTTGACATGATCAAACAGGGCAAGGCAGTGCCGGCACCAATAATGGCCGCATACACGCCTATCGTAGAACTGATAGATGACATTGCCAAAGGTGGCATGACATACGTGAGATTGTTACAGTCCATACGTGACAGAGCGAAAAAGTAACGCCCAATGGCTGATGCAGTTAGTCGAACACAATTTGACCCTTCCGACTACGCAATAGACGATTTCAGTAAACACAAAGAACACGAGTTCTATCTTCTGGAGAAACGTACCAAAGAGTACCAGTGGATAGACCACACAGATCAGAATCCTAACTTTCAACTCTGTAACAAAGCACTAGAATCTATGCCTTCAAAAATCAATGCAGTAGATGTAGGTTGCAAAGATGGCGAATGGTCAAGGTATCTGACTTGGAATTTTGACCATGTGTATTGTTTTGATTATCAATACTCTCCTTTCTTTGCAAGGAATGTTGATGTCAAAAACGTAACCCATTATAAGGTTGCGTTGGGCAGGGAGTACACACAAGAAGTAGGCAGTGGTCGGAACAACTTCCGGAATCCTGTCTTTGATGTACCATACTGGCAAAGGATGAAAAATAACTCCACAACTGATATCATCATGCCATTGGACAAGTTTAATCTCGAAGACGTTGACTTGATCAAGATCGATGTTGATGGAATGGAACTTGAAGTGCTTGAGGGAGCAATAGACACCATCAAAGAATACAGGCCAGTGGTAGTTATAGAAGAATTGATCATGCCCAATGGACGTATCAACCATGGGGGTGTTGCCTACCTCGAACAGCATGGATACACACAAATATTCAAGTATGAAACCAATAATATACACACAGATTACATTTTACAGTCAAAAAAGTAATATTACAGCATAATTTACCAGATCAACATATAAATAAATGCAAGTTGTCACCTGAGCGGTGACAATGCCAATTTAATCAGAAACAAGGAGGATTTAAAATGGCTGGACAAACAAAAGTAAACCCTACTGCGGTAACAAACAATTTTGAAAGTTTTGGAAGAGATATCCAATTTTTAACAATTGACTACACAGTAGCAGTAAACGGATCTGCAGGACCACTAGGTGCTCAGAACGCAATCAGAAACACACTAATGACAGAAGGCACAATAGTTGCTATGGGACCATTATTGGACTCTAACACGCAACAAACTGTTGCATTCGAAGGTGGTGACTCAGTTGACGCAACAACTATGCAGGCATCTCTTAGAGCATTAGGAACAGTGGACGGTGTGAACTTAGGTTCAACAGAAGTTCATGCAACTAAACTTGGTATCTTAGATACTGCGTTAGTATCATAATAACTGTTTCAACAGTAAACGAAAAAGGGTGGGCATTAATTTGTTCACCCTTTTTTTACGACTTAAATATCTTTGATGTACCTATATCGTATTCACACACTGGTAGACATAACACAAAACGGTCCTTTGAATCAAAAGTTTCCGTTCAAGACCTTGTCTGGTGATGTGGTGCATGACAAACAGACACTTGCCGTGGCAAGAAATCAGAACTCCAACTTTACCACACTGATACAACTTTTACAGATGCGTGGTAACATAATTTACAAGGACTCACCCGTAAGGAAAGATGAGGTCATTGCAAACACACACTTTGGCGAGTTCTATGAGGGCAAACAGAGCCACTGGACTTTCAATTTCTTCACAGAGCAACAGGAGGTGTACGCAACCATGGACAACAAAGTAGGCTCACTGATCAGTGATTTTGATCTGGTGCCTGTTGTTAGTTTCTGCAAGGAAACTGCTACAAATCCAACAAACACATTTCTTACAATACAAGCAAAATTAAAAAACACATACTTTACATATTCAGGTTTTCAGAATAAATAAAAGCATATAAAGGCACAAGAACTAAAACGCACAAAGGCACACACAGGCAATGACTCAGGCTCATCTACAGGCTCTAATTACGGAGGTACGAATCCTCAAAAGAGATTTAAAAAGATATATGAGTACAACAGATTTAGAAAAACAGAACCTAGAAGCACACGTGGACCTTTGTTCAGAAAGATACAAAGGATTACACGACAGGCTGTCTGCGATCGAGATACGACTGTCCAGGATGAATGAAGATATGTTGGTTGGACAGAAGTCATCTAGAACTACAATAATCGCAACAGCAGGAACAGTGATAGCAGGACTACTATCTACGATGGTAGTGTTGTTGATGAAAATGCCCGGTTAGGCACAAATAACTTTACCAAAAAATGTTAATACAGATATTACCAGGAGTTAGAGTATTCATGACCGATCCAGAGATCGCTCTACTCAAGAAGGTGTTTGATTTACCATACTTTAGAAACACCACTTTACAACCAGAAGAGATTCATTTGGCCAAACTTTTGGCTGACAAAAGCATACTGGTCAGGAAAAAACTTGACACAGACGTTCAATATGCTTTAAATAAAAGAATAAGGTTTGCAAAGTATGGCTTCAAGAAAAAACAAAAATAACTCATTCGCAGAACTAGTTCGGCAGATAGAGTCCTATGGCCTCAAAGAAAAACTGCATGACATCGCAGTCAAGCAGGAAAAACGTAGGCCGTTCAAGCACCTACCCAAACAGTTCAGCAAAGGCATCTTGATAGGACACATTGCCATTGTACCAAAAAAAGATTCGGGCACCAGGTACGTGTATATTATTGCTGACATGATGGAGGCAAAGATACTGTATCATCACATAAGCCTAAAACAAACTGCGATACTTGTGGCACACGCACTGGCAGACAATCTAACACCACCATACAATGTTATTGAAATGGATAATCATTTTGCA